CATGGTGTCACCCCTATAAAAAAGCCATCTCATAATATTTTCTTTATCAGTAAAATATAAACCACCTTTTCTACATTCGTGTCTGCTAAACTTATTTATGTCACTATTCAAACCAGTTTTATATTGATAACTATTATGATATTCACTCTTATTAGTCAATTTGTAAAATTTTTTATTAGGATATGCTTTCTTAAACTCTTTGCCTTTTTTTATGTGTCCATGATATTCATATTCATATTCATAATCATAATCTGGACGTTTTTTATTGTAACACTTTTCTATATCACAGTATTTCTTTTTATTATTACTGCAGTTCTTTTTATTACAACATTTCTTTTTGGATATTTTGTGTACATCCATATTGAGAACTTTTTTTTTGACTTTGATAGTTATTATGATATGGCTGACATTATTTTAATCAATTTTTATTATTTTCATTGCAATTTTGTCTATGAAATTCATTCGGCTAAATGCATAGTCTTTTAATTCAGGTGACAAATTGTGAATCATTTTCATTGCACAAAAATTGCGATCAATTGCATATCTACACAATTCAATTGTTTGATATCTAATACATTTCAAAGCATGCCAATCACGATCAATTGCATATTTACACAAGTCATCTGTTTGTTCTCCGATATGTTGCAAAGCATGCCAATCACGGTCAATTGCATATTTGCATAGTTCATCTGTTTGAATTCTAACATATTGCAAGGCTTGCCAACTGCAATCAATTGCATATTTACATAGTTTATTTGTCTGAATTCTAACATGTTGCAAGGCGCGTCCATCACGATCGATTGCATATTTACACAAGTCATCTGTTTGTTCCCTAACATGTTGTAATGCACGCCAATCACGATCTATGGCACATCTACATATTGCATCTGTTTGACTTTTAACATGTTGTAAAGTATTCCAGTCAGCATAAATTGCATCTCTACACAGTTCATATGTCTGTACTCTAACATATTGTAAATTGTCCCAATCAGAATCAATTGCATATTTACATAGTGCATCTGTTTGAATCATAAAATGTTTGAAAATAGTGGGATCTTTATCTAATGCGTGTTTACATATTCTTGTAAATTCATATTTACTCAATTGCATTCTCAACCTCATAATTTGTTTGATACAGTATATCTGCCAATATTCAGTGTTCCAGAATGGAACACGTTCTGACAATATAAACTCATTGGTCCAATATTTTTTATGCCCTGTTGCAACCATGGATTCATCACAAATCGTTACTTCTCTTATCCACACCATATATTGCTTTCCATAATACAACCATTCTATTACATTTTCTTCATCTGTAAAATACAATCCACCCTGACAACATTCCTGTCGACTGAATCGGTATACATCTCTGTTATGACCAGTTTTATATTGGTACCTGTTATGATATTCAATATCATTGGTCAATTTATAAAATTTTTTGCCAATGTGTTTTTTTGCAAATTCTCTTCCTGACATTACGTGTGAACACATATCTAACCACTCTCTTCTAAATATTTATAATGTTGTTCTGATACTATTGTTTATCAATTTTTTGTGTGTCAAACAAAAATAAAATTAATACATCTGAGGATACAGTCTTTTTATTAATCCTTCTTTTTTGATTTGTAGTGTTTCTAATTTTTTTTTGTATTTAACTATATTGCGCGTATTTTGTTTAGTCATTTCATCATACATTTTCATTTCTTCCAGCAGTGTATTTTTTAATGCTCTATGTAAAAGCAATCTTGAATCAGTGACCACATTACGTATTTTTACCGATTTAACAGGTATTGCAATATCGACTTTTTTATCAGTTTGCATTGTTATAGCCGGTCCAGGAGATATAACAGGTAATGTTTCTTTTTTATAAATCTGCAAACTATTTAATGGTTGATATGAATTGGATAATGTTAATGAATAATTAAGTGTATTCAGAGTTTCATGTATATTTTCTTCTTCTGGTGAAATAGTACTAATCATAGTTGAGCTGTATTTGTCAGAAAATGAACTTTTCAATATCATTGTTAGTTTGGATCCTCTGAACGGTATCCGTGCATCTTTATTATGCATTGCTCTAATACATTCTTTTAAACTAAGAATACTTTTGTTAATAGCAGCCATTTCATAATATTGTTGTTTTGTAGTACATATACTTTTACTGGCTTTCTCACAACCAGCTAAATCAACAAAAATAACCTGTTTATGATTTGTAACAAGTTGAATGATAGTATGCGATCTAGACGAATTTGAGTTTTGAGATGATTTTCCCATTGACTTTGTTTTTTTAATAGTGCCAATTATAGAATCCATTGTCTTTTCACTAATAGACACATTTTTTAACCCATTCAAATAAATACCTTCGGCTGATTCCCACATATCGACATGACTTTTGTCATTCAGTAAATCAAAAATCTTATTCCCATATATTTCGAATGCCGATATATTTAGTTGATTTTTTTTTGTCAGCATATGCAAAATTGTCAAATCCAATATACCATACAATTTCTCATTTCCAAAAATAGTATGTGTTTTCCCCGATCCTGTTTCTCCATATGTATAACAAATATAATTATGTAATGTGTCTAAATGTTGTCTTATTTCACCATTAAAAATATCATCATTTGTCGTATTTTCATCATATAAACTATCAAATTTGAAATTGTGACGTACTATGGATTCCTGCAATTTGAAATTTATTTTGGGTTCATGTAGTGTCAAATTCATCCTATGCATATCAATAAAATTATCATAATTCCCCTTCTTGTTTGGTCTTTTACGGACACATATTTTAAATGTCTGTGTCGTCATTTCCTAATCCTAATATCATAAATTGATAATTTAGTATATCAGGACAATAAAATATCAATTTATTTTTGGTTATTTGTTCAAATAAATATAATAAATAAAAATAGAAATCTAGGTCGACGTCGACTTGGAATTGCATGCTGCAGCTACTGCATTGGCATATCCAATGATCAGTGATGCCCACATCATATCATTCACAGAAGAAGGTGTTACATGTCGACAGTCTCGCCAAAACATGACTGACCCAACAATCAGCCATGCCGACTGAAACACAAGTGAAATAGAGTACAGAAACCAGAAGACTGCACCAAATACGGCACTCTTGTTAGAATTAGTTGCTGCCGCATAGTTAGTTGCACCAAACATTAGCAAACCGAAAAAAACAAGACCAAGCATTGTGGCTCCCTTGATAATAAGCCAATCAGAAACACCAACAAATGAATCACAGTCATAATCATGCTTGTTTAGTGATCCGATGATAATCTCTGCCACTGGGAGAGGTGTAGAAAGCATCAGGGTAACAAGTGTACTCAGAGTGTATGACGGACGACGAATACCAAGCATTTAAGTGTAATGGTATATTTCAAAATTAGTATGGAACATCAGTTAATTGTTTATTTCAATTTTTTTGAAATATTTTGGATCAATTTTACCATCTTTACCTTCAGACAAAATGACACCATTGTCTGACAAATAAAAGTCAATACCATCATCCATTGCCATTTTCATATCAATATAAATTAGTACTTTTGATGAACCTCTTGCACCACTAATAACTGTATGATCGGATGGTTCACTTTTTGCAAAATGAATATGTTTTCTACTTAATGGTTTTAATCCGTCAGTTGCAATAATTTTCCATGCTTCATTTGTTGTGCCGTGTATACATTTATCAAGTGGGATAACTATTTTTACACATGCTTTATTATCATCTATTTCTTCACCTATGTGTTTACTGTGTCCCTGATTTGCTCGAATATATGTTTCGCCATCTTTTGTTAGTAATGAAAATCGTTGCTTATCATTGGTCATAACAACTGTTTTAACTTCATCTATTGTAGCATTCATCATTTCTTTCTTTTTTAACAAATCATTTAGTAACACATAGCCTTGATCATCCATAGTTAAACCTAATTTGTCAACACCATGACGTAATGCCCATGACATTGCTTTACTGAGAGCTACAACTTTTGCAGATACTTTGACTGGTTTTTTGGGAATATCTGAGGTGAATGTTTTTGAGTCAATAAATACAGTGTCTGGACTATTGAAAATTGTAAATGCATCTGTTAAAATTTCTTTTCTAGTTGTCATAAATACAGTCAATGCTTCTTCATATGTATACCATCTAACCTCACACAATTCCTTTTCATCAAATGTAAACTTAAAATCATGATTCCCCATATATTTTGCCACGTAATAACCAACAGAAATATTACCTTTAAAACTTTTTTCATACAATACACAATCCTTAACAAAAAGTAAGTCATCTGCCGTCAATCCACATTCTTCATTCATTTCACGAAGTGCTGTTTCTTTGGGTGTTTCATGTTTTTCTCTCTTGCCTTTTGGAAAACTACAGCTGGGATATTTTTGATCTGGTTTTTTATTTGGTTCTCTAACAATAACACATTGTTTGCCCGTTTTATCAATCACAATAATACCCATGCAACCAACAGTTTTATTTAGATCCATAACTATTATAACTTTTTAACTGTAATAAAACAAATATAATTAGTAATTTTTTCAATTTTATCACATAATGACATCTTTTTTGTGGTGTATGACAAAAAACATTTAGTATAAACAAATATTTAGTCAGACTTTCTTGTCAACCATGCAAACAGCAAGTCAATGTAGCCAATAATTAGTGAAGCCAACATCAAATCATTGACAGAAGAAGGTGTTATATCGATACAATCTCTCCAAAATAAGACTGACCCGACAACTACCCAAAAAGTTTGAAAGAACAATGCTACCATATACAAACACCACATTATTGCTGCACATGTTGCACTACTTGCCTTGTTATAAAGAGCATAATGATTTATAAAACCAACCATCACTAGTCCAAAAAATATAGCACCTAGCATTGTGGATCCTTTGATAATAAGCCAATCAGAAACACCAACAAATGAATCACAATTGTAATCATGGCGATATTTTGTTCCATAAATAAGTTGGACAATTGGAAGTGGTAGACTGAGGGCAAAAAAACTAAGTATACAAATGTTATATCCAGTCATTGACATTTTGTTGAGATGTATATAAATAATATCATCTAGTCAGTCAATACATCAATAATATCAATTTTTAATAATTATGGCAACATGATTAATCTGACAAATATTCTTCACATGTATCAATTGTATCCAATCTTTTTTTTGCCCATAAATACCAATCAGCAGGTATAATGGCTTCTCGACAGCGACCAATAAATGTTTTCAAATGTTCCAATTCAAAATATGTATTCTGCCACTTTTTCCTTTCAATAGAACATCCAGTATCTGCTTGTTTAGCTTTTAAGATGGTAGCATACTGGTCTGACAACATTTTATAAAGTTTTTTCTTTTCATCATATGCACTCATTGTGACTATGAATCTAAGTTAAATTAAGTTAAGACAATATGAATGAAATAACTATCAATTTTTTAATAAATGTGTATATGGACACAATAAAAAAATTGATATTCAAAAAATATATATGTTTCAATAGGATGGAATTAACCCACACAGTATGACCTCAGAAGTACCATATACGGTCACACCGTGGGAAGTGAAAGGTGTCATCAATTATGATAAACTAATACATCAGTTTGGTTGTACAAAAATTGATGGTGCACTAATTAAGAGAATACATCAACTTACTAGATATCCTGTTCACATCTGGTTGCGACGTGGATTGTTTTTTTCACATCGTGACCTCAATTCATTGTTAGATGCATATGAAAAAAAAGAACAAATATACATTTATACAGGCAGGGGACCATCAAACAAAATGCATTTGGGACACTGTATACCATTTGAATTTACAAAATATTTGCAAGATGCATTTGGAGCAATAGTTATAATACAGCTATCAGACGACGAAAAATATTATTTCAAAAAAGAGAAAAAACCATTAAGTTATTTTCGTGACATGGCAACTGAAAATGCAAAAGATATTATTGCAATGGGTTTCAATCCCAACAAAACATACATATTCAAAAATTCAGTTGAATTAACAAGGAATCCTGGGCTGTTTCACAATTTTATACTGATGGCAGATTCAACATCAGGATCCGCTATTGAGGCCTCATTTGGATTGTCAACTTCAAATGCATCAGGTAAAAAATCAAACACAGTTGGCCAAATTGTGTGGCCAATTTTTCAGTCAGTACCGGCATTTTCATCATCATTTTCAAAAATTTTTAGACATGATACAAAACCGCGATATTGTTTGATTCCAATGGCAATTGATCAAGATCCATATTTTAGAATTGCACGAGATTTTGCATCACACGCAAAATATCTTAAACCATGTTGTATTCATTCTGAATTCCTGGTTGG